GAGGTCCATTAACATGGCTTTTACAGCACCTTCTGTTTTTGGATTTAAATTTTCTAAATTTGCAACAGCATCATCTACCACGCCCGGTCTTGATTCTTGAATTTCTTTTAGTCTTTGTAGTACGTCGATCATTTCCATGTTATTTTTTCCTTTTTGGATCTGGGTGTGGGTTAGTTGATTTTGAAAGTGGAGAAGCTGTGCCTTTTTCCGCTCTGTCTTGTAATTTTTTTTCTGCTTTGTTTTTAGCATCTTCTTCAGCATGTGCAATTTCTTTTCTTGCTTTTAATAATTCTTTCAACAGTGAAACATTGGCTTTATCGCCATACATTTTATCTGCTTCCACTTTAGGAGCATCACCATATTCAATATCCAGTAATTTTGATTTGAATTCAGATGGTTTATTTTTCATCTCGTCTTGATACTCTTCTGACGGTTCACCTGGCTTTTTGACTACGATTTGATTCTTTGGAAGATTCAAATAGTATGCCAGATATTCTTTTAATTCGTGTGCTGAAACTGGATAAGCTGTTATCAACTCGTATATGGTTACTTGAAGGTTCTTCAGCGAAGGAAAATCCAACGGCATTTCCTGAATAGGTGTTTTTTTACCTGCTGAAAGTTTTTTAACTTCAAACTTTTGACAGGCTGTTTCCAGTCGATTAGCAAAATCTTTGTCTAAATCACCAGCTACTTTAATTTTGTAGTTGTATTCTTTAATAGATTCTGATAGATACCGTGCAAATTCGCTCATAGTGTTATATTTAGTCTTTTTTCATTAGTTTCTTCATTAATTCGTTACGGTCAGATATAATGTGTCCTTCTGATTCTACTGCCGCTGTGCCTTCTCCGGAGGTATCACCGTCTAATTTCATCTTCTTGAGTTGCAGTTCCACCATCTTTAACTTGTTCGTAATCTTGTTGTTTTTAGCGTCTATGGCATTACGCAACATGCCTGATGCAACCTCAAATATGCGTCCTGAGTAGCGTGAGTCCACGTTCATACCCAAGTCCATTAGGTTTTTGTAGCTCTCTTCTGCTTCCACAGCGAGCTTGTCCATTTCTAAATCTGACAGCTCACCCAGTCCCTTTACCTGTGGCAGTGCTCTTTCAATCTTGTCAAATTCAGCATAGGTGGCTTTCAGTGCCGCGGCTGTTTTAGCATCCACATTCTTAGGAATTTCTCTGCCAGTTTCCTTACTCACTCGATCTTTTTCCTTGTTGTCTACTTTTTTAAATGCTTCTTTGACGTTGGGTAGATTAAGGATGTCTTCTAATTTCTGTGTCATGTGATTTATTTACTTACTTACGCTTGCCTTGATGGAATAATTGTTCTTCTGAAACAACTCGGAATGTGATTCTCTTCTGTCGAGCATAAGCATTTGCGGCCTCCCACTTGGCGTGGTTAATTACCACTTGGGTTTTTCTTCCCATACTTTTACCAGCTCTTTCCATGGTGGTCTGATTCATAGGCTTAACTTCTATCATCTCAGCGTGTTTACGCCCCTCTTTGTCCATGTAAACTATGAAAAAATCCGGTACATAGATAGTGTGCTTGCCTGTGATAGGATGACGATACGGTATTCTAATGGCCTCTGATGCCCACTGATATACATTAGGATGTTCATCACACAATCGCATAAAAGAGTGTTCCCAACTGCTTCTATAGGTGGGAGTTTTTGTACCCACATACTTTCCCGGGTTCTTGAGCGTGTATTTCCCTCGAGCAAAATTCATTATGCAACGATATTTCTTGATACAAAGTCTTTGGCCGAGCGAGTGGATCTCACACCCAATCTACTGGATTTATATCTGTTGGCATTCAACACCACAGTGATCAGTTCTGAAAGTTGTGTGGGAGATGCAGAGGTCAAACTGTCTAGTATCTGCTGTGATGGCACAGAATCAATCTTGGCCTGTTGCAGTATCACATAAGCAGTCTCTTCTGCAGGTTGACGATCGAAACCCCCTTTTACAAAGAAACCAATTGCGGCATCCAGATCGTTCTGATTGAATTCAAACTTTTCTGTGTATTGAGTCTTGGTTAATGTGTCTATGGTCTTAGCCAGATTGTCTTTGGACTTCTGTGGAAGATTGGTATAAAATTCAGCCATTATAGAGTTGCCCTTTCTGCATTGATGGTGACATCTTTAGAGTTTCTGTTAATTTTTATATAGCCTTCTGTGACCAATTTCGCAATATCTGTGAGTGCTCTGGATTGGTATACAAATTTTTGATTGGTAGTTAATGCGGCATAATTGATATCACTCTCTGCTATGGTATAGCCCTGTCGTGAACCTAGCATTTTATAATAGATGCTCGCGGCCACTTGATCTCTCAGAGTAACATTGGCATTGATTAGATTGTATGCTTCTGTGGGTGATAGATAGTTGGCAGTGTCTATCACATAACTCTGTACCACTGTATTGTTGTTTTGGCCATGTAAACGATCTGTTAGTCCTCGAGCAGTGGCTATTCCAGCACCAGTGACTATTGCGGCTGTGGCAATATTCCCTATAGAAAAATCTCCCACAGGATTTGTAATTGTGCCTGCCTGTTTGCCAATATCTAATACACCTTCTTTAACGATGCCTTTTAATTCTTCTTTGATAGCATCTTTGGCTTTGATTTTTTTAGCATTGTTGTAGGTGTTGATGCCTTTTAGTATTGTGCCCACCCCAAAGTTGCCTGATTGAACATCTGAAATTACAGAGCCAATCCCGTCCACAATACCACCTGGACCAAATATAGATTGAGTTCCACCGCCCAACACACTCAAAGGTGAAGGTGCAAGATCATAATGTATGGTGGCAAATCCTGCCGGTGTTGAATTTTTCTTAATTACTCCAGCACCGTACAGCACTGTTTGATAAACGATCTGCATGGTGTTGGCCATAAGTCCTGCGCCGTCTGTCTGATCTAAATCGTCATGAGCAAAAGTTGTAATCACAGGATTAACTAATGTGAAGCTGGTGAATCTCTGTTTGTGTAGAGCAAATATCTGTATGCTTTTTATAAGAGGCTCTGCTCTTTTTTGTGCACCATCCAACCCGTATTGTGATTTTGTTCTGGTGGCATTATAATAATCATCTTTTTCCTCCATGCCCGGAGTGGATAAAGCCATACCGAACGAATCTTGTATGTTGTACTCGTAGTAGGCTTTCCAAAATGCATTCACTGTGTCTGCGTGATCGTCATGGAAAGTGATGTTCACAGGCTCATATGTGATCCTGGATGGTATGTACACTTTCTTATTGTATTGATTTTTCTCTTCCACATTGAAATTATATTTGGGCAGAGAGCAGGATTTGACCAGCATATTAAGTTCATATTTTTCACTGGATGTCAACACTCTTGTAAACTTTGTGTCGTCCACTGTGATAACCACGTGGAACATAAACTTCTGCTTGGGCATCAGTTTAAAATTATCGTCTACATACAATCGTGATGCGTGAGCATAGTCTTTCATGCCTGGAAGACCATTTGAGAAACCTGCTAAAAAATTATTAATACTTGGCATATATCATATTTATGGCCATAAAAAAAGCGCCGTTAAAGGCGCTCTTTTTACTTTTAAATGTTATCGAAATTAGATACCACCGCCTGTGGATAGTGTACCTATTGTTCTTGTCACAGCACTTCCAATACCTGTACCTTGTGGTGTTTGGATAGCATTGTCGTATTTGATAGATAGGGTGATAGTCACCGGCTCTGAGGTTGCGTATGCTAGTGAGTTGTAGTTTACAGATTGTACATAAGAACCATACAATTCCCAAGTTTCTAATATGCCTGGTGCTGTTGCTCCGTTACCACCGTCCAGCATCTCAATTCGTGTTGTAAATTTGTAATCAATTCCTGAAGCGGCAGAGGCTTGTTCAAAGAAATCAAACTGTTTTTGAACCTGTTCACCAACCAATTTAGAAACTGAGTTATTAACGTCATCTCTAAGGTTAAGAGTGATAGCTTCCCAGGTGTGTTTGCCTGGTAGATATACTTTTGAGTTGTACACATCGAGTGTGATATCCTCAAAAGTTAAATTTGGTCGAGTAACATCTATAACCTGTTTAGTAAGTTCTGATCGAGGTGTGGATACACCAAAGTTTTCAAGAACCACTCTAAATCTATATTGTAGTTTTGGCATCAATAAACCTTGTGATGCTGAACTTTGATCGTTTGCTAATGGTACTGTAAATTTTGAAAGTGTTGAAATTGCCATATTGCTCCTTTACTTACCGAGGATTAGTTGCCTAGGTTCGCTATCTCCCCTGTGTTTTTGATTCTTAAAGGTATGTAAATGAATTCAACCGATTTAACTGGTTCAATTGCAATATCCACATACAGTTCATTTCTATCAATTCTAGTTGCTGTGTTGTTAGTCTCATCACACACAACCAAGAAGTCATATAATGCTCTTTGTCCCACTAGTCCTAATAAGAAAGATTCAATTGCTCCTCGGATTTCGTTTCTAGTTAAAGTATCGTTTGGTTCAAAAATAAATGGTTTAGCAATAGCATCTAATTGTGATCTCAGATACACTGTTAATCTTGCCACGTTAATTCTGTCCAGTGCTGATGCTGTGCTGGTTTTGGTTAAGTTACCAAAGTTCACAATACCTGCTCCTGAGAAGAAAGTGATTGGGTTAATTTTTGCTGTGTGCATTGCATCTCTTGTGCCTTCTGTTAAAGAGATAGTTTGGAATTCACCTGTTGATGCTTGTACATATCCCACTGCTGTTGCATTGTCCACAATACCTCTTCTTGTGCCAGCTGGTGCAAACCAAGGGTAGCCAATATTGTCATTGTTAGCAAGGACTCTCAACATCATGTGTGATGCTGGTACTACTACATTGTTGCCTGAGTTATCTGTGGTTTTACCTGATGGATAAAACACACCAAGATAATCTGAACTTGTTACAATACCGGTTTCACCATTTTCTGATGCACCTGCTGAGTTGTTTGCCCAGTTTGTAACTTCGGTAGAAGTGCTCGCTAGTCTAAATGGAGTGTCTCCTACAATAAATGCTGTGCTGTTTCGATCAGTGTTTAGGTTAACCATTTCTGAGATAACTTCTGGATATCCAGGACAAGCAATTACGTTGAAGCCTCTTTGGTCTTCCCTGATTGGTTGGTTGGTGTTAATCTCTGATTTAAGCTGTGCTGTAATCACTTTTCTCACTGCTTTTCTTCCAAAAGTGCCTGACCCATCTGCGTTGTTGGCATTTTTAGTCACCCATCTGTCTGGGAAGTATGTAGCAACTGATTCATTACTGTATCGGATGTTTCCTTTGCCTGAAGTTCCTGAACCTGGATAAGCAGTAGTTGAGATGTATGTGTTTCTGTATTCTTTAACATTGTATCCTGATCTTCTTGTGTTGAACAACAGAATTGATTTAGGATAAAGTGCTGGATTCGGAACATCTGGATCAACAAAATCATCACTCAATAGACCAACAATAGAACTCTCAACTGGAGCCCCACCTGTTGAAGATGAGTCTGATTTGGCCGCCGCTGTGTTGGATCTAGCATCCGCAAATACTATACCGTTTTCTGTGGTTTGGTCTGTGTTGTCAATCAACGCAAAGTTAGCACCATCAGTTAATGCAGTATCATATTTGTAAATTTTTGGATAGTTTTCTAAATCACTTGTGTCAATCCATAAATCGTTTGCAACAAGAGCCGTACCATCTGATTGTGTGGTAGGTTTAGTTGCTGAGAATTGGGGACCATTTGGATCTGTAGATGCATACACATTTACGTATCCATCCCATTTAGTTCCATCGTGAGCTAGTATATCAGCTTCTAGGTTTGTGTTGTACCATAACGTGCCATCTGTTGGTTCGTTAGCTGGTGCATCTACTGAAGCAGTGTAAGATAATCTTTTCCAGTTAGACGCAATTACATCTGCCGGAGTTGTAGAATCTTCTGTGTATCCTGCAGGAGCATCGTACAAGTTGTCCACTAATGTAGTTGAGTTTGCTGTGTATGTTCCGTATGCATGACCGTTTGCAGTTCCAAAACCTGCATCATCAAGAGCAGTTCCTGTAACTTGCCACATTCTAAAATCACCGCCTAGTGCGTGTGTCATTTGTATTGCACCTGTGGAAAGTTTAGTTGCACTCACGTTCGTTAATCCT